CTTTTCCAATAGCGGTCTGACTGTTCATTGTGCCATATTCGATAATTAACAATAGCTGTGTTGCTGACACTGTTGCAGCATATGCTTGTGACCAACCTTCACCCCTATTTGCTGCAAGCTTTCTGAATCCGTTTCTTGTTGCACCTGATTGTGTTGCCCCTGATGTTGGTTTTGCATAGGCAATGGATGCAAGCTTGTCACCTGAACCTGCTGTGAAGTCAACAATTTGTTCATCTGCCAATAAATATTCTTCTGCTGATGTATCAAAGACACTTGCTTCATAAGCGGAAAGGTATATGAATGGTCTTTCCACACCATCTTGAATAAATGCAGGATGCACCTTGAATCCTTCCAGTTTTGTATCAGAAACATAATATCTTGCTTTTCTTAAATGAAAACCTTTCCCATTAGTAACCCTATCAAGTTTCAATGGAACAACCTTGTAATAGAACTTTGGTTGTTCAACCATTACTTGACCATTTGAACCATCTTCAATGTATCCTGCATCACCAAAATAAGCATTGACTGTTCCATCATCAGCAAGGTTGCATCTTTTTCTGCCACCAAAAGCAAGTATGCTGTCAAAGTCTGCACCAGGTGTTTTTCCAACTGCACCTGCAAGCCTTGTGAATGTTCTGTTTGCATAATCAACTTCAACACCCACAATGTCATCATCTGTGTAACCAACATAACCTGCCAGGTCAGCAATTTTTGCATTGATTTCAATGACATCTGCTTGTGTTGCAACCGCAGCAGGGTTGACTATAACAGTAACATTTTCTGCATTCCCAACAGTAATCACAAAGTCAAATAAGATTCCACTTGATGTGATACCATTGTAAGGGGGCATATATCCTGCCTGAATTGCCCTTGCCACTGCATAAAGGATTTCACCTTCATCAGGGTCAATTGCATACAGACCAATGGTGTTGACTGTATATCCAGTCACCAAGTCTTTGTTGTTCAAAGCACCTTTTATATTTACAGAAGTATTATTGATTCTGCTGATGCTTGAAATTTCCGTTGACTGCTTAATATTAGTCAGGGAAGTCAATCCTGATTCAAGCTGTCCTTGTGTGTAGACAGTTGTTGATGTTCTGATTGCAGAAAAGTTGCATGTTCCGCTTCCTGCAATCAACTTTGACATCAATGCATGTCCTTTTGGTTGAATTACAAATGAACTGAATTCTGCCATGATATTTTTCCACCTTTCATTTTATATACTTGTTGCAATACTTATTATTTCAGTGCCTGTGATTGCATTGGCAAATCTCAAATCACTGACTTCATCAAATGTTTCTTTAATGTCATTGGTGATGAACTCAATGTTTGTGTAAGTGATACCACTTCCCAACATTATGTTAGCACCTGTTTTTGCATCCAGGATGTTAATTGATTCAACAACCAAGTTGCAGGGGAGAACTGTTCTGAACAAATAAGCCAGGTCATCCTGCTGACCATGCTTTTCAAGATGTGTAACAACTTGAATTTTGTACTGGTCATTGAAGAAAGTTATTTGAATATTGTCATTACCCTGTAATGCAGTAAGTTTTGAAATAAAAGCTTTCAAAGTGTAAGGAACAGCATCATTCCACCTTGTCAAAACCCTTGACCGCCTGGAATCCAATGTGTCAGTTGGTAATGGGTATATTCCCAACATTTTTTCAAACCTTGCAATGCCTTTTTCACTGCAATACATGATAAATGTATTATCCAACACCACCTGACCTTCATCACTAACCGCTTGAAATTCAGGATTTTCAGCGGTCATTATTGCTTGAATTTCCCTGTACCCTTGAAGGAAGGGTGGAAGATAATCAATGAGAACTATTTCCCTGCTCATGGTGTTACACTTCCCAATACAGGTATTTGATAGGTGGTCAGGGTCAGATTATTTGCATCACCATTGATGGTTGTTCCTGAAATATCAATGATGCCTTCGATTGCAAACAACCTGGTTTCAATCTGTGCAATTCTCACAATTAAAATTCCCTGATTTGCCCAGTCACTTCTTAATTCAAGCATATAATCTTCAAGTGCTGCAATTGCTTGTGTTTGTAGTGCTTCCCATGAATACCCAGTGTCAAAGGTTATATTTGCAGCAATATCAACTGTTACTTCTTCAACAGTGTCAACTGTCACAATGTGTCCGATAGGTGCAATTCCCCAACCTTCACCTTGTGGGGAAGGGTCAATTGCATTTTGAACAGCATCAATCAAAGTTGAACTTGCTTTGTTATAGGTTGCATCAAGAATGGTAAGCTTGACAGTTCCACCGCCATCCCAAATAGGTGTGACCTTTGTTGAACCAACCCCAGGAATGGAATTGGTTTTTGTCAGGTAATCAGTAACATTACCACCATAGCTTTTTTCACCAAATGATGCAAAATACCGTTGTCTGAAAACTTCCGTATCTTCTTCATCTTCACCTGGAATAAGAACCTGTGTCAATTTTGCTGTTTCAAGTCCTTCAATGTAATCAATTGGGATGATGTCATCCAAGTATTGGTTTCCAATAGTTCCTTCTGTTTCACACTGCACTTTATACACACCAGGTGAAATAAGTTCTGTCACCACATAGTTCAATGAACCAAGGTTGAACCTTTTGTTCAGAACATCAATGTTTACAGGTGTGAATTCCCCTTGAAGGATTGCTTTTGTTGCAGGTTCAGGTGTAAGACCCCTTTCCTTTGCCCTTCTGATAAGATAATCTCTTGATGCAGTGTCACCAAATGCTTCATTCAGCACCATGTCAAATTGCAAGTATGCCAAGGTAAGTTCCACCGCAGCAGGGGCAAGGGCATCATAAATGATGCTACCTTCACGCTTATTCATTGTGTCAGGTACTCTGTCAAGCATCCTTTGCAAGATGACTTCATAAGTCATGTTTTCATACATTAAAAATTCACCACCTTTTCTGTTTCAATATCACCAAATATGGTGTGTACTGTGAAGTTGCAAGTTATTTTTCCTTTGTCCACATTAAAAGAAAAATTATCAACACCAATAATTCTTTCATCCCAAGTCAAAGCTTCTGTGATTCGCCTTTTCAATTCAGGTATCACATAACTGACTGGTTGACCGTAAAGGTCAATAAGTTCAATTCCATAGTTCCATGAATAAATAACATACTGATACCTTTCAGTGTTCAGTATGTTAAAAATTACTTGAACCATTGCTTCCTGTCCATCTGCATACCCCAAGATGATATTTTCATCAAGATGCATTTTATATGTTTTGCTTGGTTGTTCTTCTATCACAAAATCCTGTTCAAGGAATCCATTTGTTGATGGTATCATGTGACCAACCTATCCCATACAACATATTGCTGACCACCTTGCATCCTCAAAAGAAGAACAGTATCACCGACAACCAAGCCATTGTGAACAGTGATTTCTTTCTTTCCTTTGATTTGATGCTTGTGTGTATTATTTCCAGTGGTTGAACTGCTGCCATCATCCGTATAGGAATGACTGTGGGTGTTATCTTCTGTGTAGTGGTCAACGGTAATGTTGGTCTTAAAATCAGTTACATTCCTTGTCAGAATCAATTGTGCATCTGTTAAGGTCATCTTTTGTTCCACATTTATTTTCAATGGGGAAGTAGAAGTGACCTTTCCAAATACAATCACACAAGGCTTTGAAGCTTCAACTGCATCCAAAGCTGCTTTCTTTATTGATTCAATTAAATTAGGCAATAAATTCACCACCCCTCAAAGTTAAGTCCATTTTGTGTTCACTTTCATTAAAAGTGTGCTTGCATCTTTCCACAAGCATGAAATTTTGTACTGCCACATCACCCAGGTTCAAATTGACAACAACCATGCTTCCTGCTCTGACCTGTAAGTGTCCAAAAGCATTTGTGATTTTCAAATTTCTTGTTTTTGCATTGTAAAGTGAAAGTAATGCATCAACTTTTGCCTGACCGTTTTCACCTTCCTGTAAAGTGTCATAATATTGTAGGATACCCCAGTTGTTGATGTTGTTTGAATCCTGTGCAATGTAAACTTCCCTTTTTCCTGTTTTTTCGTTCTCATACACCAACTTGATTTTGTTATAAGTCTGTGAATCAATACTGGATGTGTAGTCAAAGTTTTCACCTGTTTCTTCATCAATGACTACACCAAGCTTCATTCTTTCAAGTGCCTTCAAAGTAAGCTTCCCAAAGTCATCATATAGAACATACATGGTCTTTTTATTCATTAGTTCCAAGTCCAGTGCATTTTGAATCATATCAATCAAGGTTGTGTTATCTTCTATCCTGGAAGCAATGATGAAACTTGTATTTTCTATTGCACCAAGATTCAGGTTATAGTCATTGGCAACCATTTTGATGAAATCTGATGCAGTTTTATTTGTATAAACATAGGTGTCTTTATTCTTCAAATACCGCAATTGGTCATAAGCAGTAACCTTGATGTTTTGTTGCTTATCACGCTTCTTTGAGAAAATAAAGCCATAAAATAATTTCACACCATCAACAACCAATCTGACAGGGTTTCCTTCTGTGAAGTTAATCTCTTGGTCTTTGATGACTGTGAAGGTCAGCTTTCCAGGTGAATCTTTTCTTTCTGTTTCCCATACAATACCTTCTTCAACAACAGGGGCATAAACTTTGTTACCATTCTGAATTAAAAGTTCAACATCCAAAGTCACACCCCCTTAAACTGGTATAGTCAGAACTTGACCAACATAAATTACATTTGGGTTTTTTAGAATGTTTGTGTTTGCATTGTATATCTTCATGTACTGTGACCCATTTCCATAATACTTCTTTGCAATACCCCATAAGGTATCACCTTTGACAACTTTATGTGTTTTGGGTGTCACCTTTGGTGCAGGGGATGATTCAGCAGGTCTTGTGTTCTGCACTGTTGCAACTGGTTTTGATTGCTTGATGGTTACATTAACAGTCTTTGTGCCATAATCTCTGTACTGCTTCAACTTGACTTCCACATTTACATCAAAACCGTTCTTTTTATCTTCAATTATTTTGTAATCTTCCAAGCTGACCTTGATGTTAGTATCAAACAGAAGTTTTCCATTCGGAAATGTCCTGGACACAATGAATTGGAATGGTTTTTGACTTGTTTTCAACTGTTCCAGTTTATCAAGGAAAACATCAGCTTTCTGAAATCCGTTTTTATATACCGCAAATGGGTATTTTGTCTGTGGTAACAATGCTGTGAATGATATATCTGTCAAACCTGGTTTCTTCAAAATGTTGACTTCACCATCATTGATAAGCACCAATGTTTTATTTTTATTATCAATGCTGATAGTCAATTTTGAAGGGGCAACAGGCAACAGCATTGCATCCATATAAAAATCATAAGCCATTACGCATGCACCCCTTCCGCAACTGCTTCAAGTGTTTCATTGACCTTTTCTTCAAGATAAGCAACCACACCATCAAGGTCAGCAGTTTCACGAATATCACCAAAGTGATTGGTTTGTTCAACTTTGAAATCTGCAAGGGTGAACTTATTGACTGCATCCCTTTCAGCCAGGTCACGGATGTATTTCAATTCTTCACCTGTCATTTCCATAGAACCTGCAATACTGTCTGTATCATCAGCAATATTGGACAAATACTGTGAAGGGTCATAAGCCCCAGTGTAATCACCTGCATCAGGTATGTTGGACAAATACTGTGAAGGGTCATAAGCCCCAGTGTAATCACCTGCATCAGGTATTTCCACATTGAACAAATTTGCAGGGTCAAAA